TTAGTGAAGCCGCCCGCATAAGTCCAGCCAGTCACCACGGCGCCAGCGTTTTTAATTTTGCCGTCGGTGTCCAGTTTGACAGGCGCGCCAAAGGTTTGGGCTTCTTCGTCTTTGGTGATCATCCACACTCGACCGGAAGTCATTACGTTAATGCCGCCACCAGCTTCATAAATCATCTGACCATTTGGGGAGGTGGTCTGGAAGTGGGAACGGATTGCCACGCCGTAAGGTGTTTTGCCCGCAGCCATCGGCTCAATCAGTTTGTGGCCCTGGAATGCTTCAACGGATTTTACGGCAACCGCAACACCAACCAGAACGTCAACATCACCATCAAGAACGCAAGCGCCGTCGATATTGTATTTGGAAGTGTCGGAAACCTGGCCCGGAAGTGCCGCCGCCATTTCACTTACATAAGATGCGTTAATAGCCATCGTTATTTCTCCTTATTTTGCTTTGCTGAGTCGGGCGTTAGGGTTTAAATCCGCGCCATCTTCTTTCATGTTTTCTTTAGCGTCGCCTTTGATAGCGGTTCGCTGTGCGGCCATTTTATCAGACTCTTTCGCCAGATCAAAGGCAACATCAATATAAGCATCCGCCTTTTCTGAAATGTCAGCGCCAGTGACCTCTTTCACGAAAGCAACTTTGATTGCTTTGGCGTCCAGGCCGTCAGTTTTCACGCCAGCATCTTCTGCAACTTTCACCAGTTCGGCGTGCGCTTCTGCGTCTGCTTTTGCCTGAGCAACGGCGGCTTCAATTTCTGCCGGGATGCCGTCAACTTTTGCCTGTAGGGCGTCGCGCTCTGCTTCCAGGCCGTCGGCTTTGGCTTGAGCGGTCTGTGCATCAGCTTTCACAGTGTCGATATATGCTGCAACTTCTTTCGGCACGTCGAACTCAACCGCGCCATCCAGTTTAATTTTAACGGTCATAATTTGATCCTCTTTGTTAGAAAATTCATCAATATCATAGGGGAAATCCTGATTGCTATCAAGGTTTAATTTTGCGATACCAGCGCGACCCTTGAACACCATGGCGATATGATTAACGCTAATGTTGGTCTGAACGGCGTCGAACCTTACCCAATCAGCGGAATCAGCCTTCCAGCCTTCCGGCATATCTTCATCAAAGAAATATTCGCCCGTCGCGTTGTTACCCCAGCCTGGCTTGTCAATGTCAATTGAGCTATAGCCCACGGATAACTCCGCTGTCTTTTTGGCCTTGGCGCTGTCAATCGCTCGCTTGTCGTAAATGCTAACCGGAACCTCGACCCCGATCCCGCTCGGCACGCCTTCACCCGCGCACGCACCAACGACAACGTCTTTTGCGTTTTCCGGCGTCACGGTAACATGCCCCAAAGTGATCGGCTTGCCGCTAAAAGTCGCCAGGGAGTCAGCCTTGAAAACCTCGGAGGCGGGGCGGAACTCCCGGCGCTCGCCGAAAGGAGTTTGATAAACCTGCAAGCCGATTCGCGCCACAATAGGCCGATCCACTAAAAAGCCGTGCTCGTCAAAATGCGCTTTCACCTGCACGCTATCAAAACGTTGTACCTTTTTCATTTCATTCTCCTATCTTGTTAAAATCAGGAATGGCCCAGCATCGGCACCCGTAAGGCTCGCCGGGGAAATCGTGTATTGCATTTAGTGCAATGCGCTTACCTTCCCATTGCAAATGCTGCAATCGCTCGCGCTCGTCAAGCATACCATGCCAAAAGTAATGCGTCACGTTTGCATCTTTCAGGCGCTGGCGCATGAGGCGACTATTCCAAGATCCAATGATTCCCGTTGCGCGGTTGCTGGCCCAAGAGCTATAAACGGCAAAGCGCTTTTCCGCCAATTCGTTTACCTGAGCGGTTGTTTTGTCCGTAAAATTCGCTTGCCGAACATTCCCGGCCCAATCCTGAATGATATTGGTAAACAGCTTGTTAAAGGCCTCTGCGCTCATGGATTCCCATTGCTCGCGGGATTCCTGATACCACGGCTCCGATTGCGTGGCCCCGGCAGCAATAAGCAGGATAACTGCTGGATTCTTTGCGCCTCCGCTTGATTTAGCGACGTTAACCCACTGGCGGGAGTTGAATTTGTAGACTGTCAACGCCAGCGCGGGAAGTAGACCAATCAGCGCAGCAACGAGGCTTTTTGCGTAATCCTCTATCTCTGCTTGCGCGTCCGTTATTTCCTGATCTGTGGCGTCAAATTTCATTGCGTGCGTTTTCCGGCGCATTAAATCAACGAGTTTTGAAACAGCCCGCTTTATATCGCGGGCCAATTCTCTTTCGCTTGCCTCCGGGAATCGCCATTGCTTTACGATCCCTTTAACCTTCATCGTTGGTTAGCTCCTGTTTGCGTGCCTGGCTCCGGCTCTTGCTCCGGCTCCGGCAGCTTGATTTTGTCGGTGTCTTTCAGTTTCAGAATTGAACCCATAGAGCGCAGCGTGTCGCGTGCTTCTTCGGTATCAATGGCCTGATCTTGAATCAACTTGCATACAGAATCAACGTTTTTGTTTAGCACTTCCGCCTGATCCTTATCGCTCGGAACTGCCAGCGGTTCAAAGACGATAGACCATTCATCTTGCGTGATGATAAACGGCAGCAGGAACTCAAGGATCGGCTTGTAGTCCTCTTTGCGCTTGCGCTCGATCAGCTTGTGATAAGTCTCCAACGCTGTGTTTTGGCTTGCGCTAACGCCGCCAGTGTTTTTATTTTTAAGCACGATCTCATGAATGCCAGACAGCGAGACAATGCGATCAAGCTTTTTCTCCAGGAATTCCGCTACGCCGGAAACGTCAGAGTTTAAAACCTCGTATTCCTCGTCCTCTGCGTCAATGCCGATCGCGCGTCCAACGCCGCTCTCGTCGTCAACCTGAGCCAAACGCAACCGCGCTGCGTATTCGCCTTCGTCGTCGTCGCAAATGGCCGAAAGCCCTTTGGCCTTCCAAACTGCTTGCTGTTTGCGGCGTAGTAACTGCGTCGCTAACTCCTCGCAGTAGTTGTAATCGTAAATCGCTTCGACAAGGCGCTGATTAAGCACGGATGCACCCCAACCATCATTTTGCTTGCGCTGCTCGTTCGGTAGGCGCTCGCCGTCGATAATGCAGATCCGGGAGAAATGAACCTCAAACTCTGGAATATCGTTCCCCGGCGAGATGGTATACAAAACAGGCTCACCATAGCGCACGCTGCGAGCGTTGGTTTCCCGCTTGCTAACTCGAACCTGGAAGCGGTCATAAACTCGGATATCTTCAAGCGCCGCTCCTTCTCTGACTGGTGATTTTAGCATGCGACCATCTGCAACAATGGCGACGATTGCGGAGCCGCCGAACAAGCGCGACCAGCACAGTGCATCAATGATTTTTGCATTGAGTCGCTTCTCATCCCAAAGAGAACGAAACGCCGCCTCATCCTTTACGCCTTCAACGGTAAAGCCCGGTGTAACCATATCCTCCGGGATCACGTCGATAATCTTTTTCGCGATTCCGTCAGCCTCATAAAAGCTCGCCAGCGATGCATGCGCGGCGCTGCGCATAAAGAAAGGCGTTGCAATTTTCTTATCGCCTTTAAAGATCTCGTTATAGCCATCGGCCTTAACTACTTTTCGTTTGCTCATAACTTTCTCCCATAATAAAAAAGGCTGGAATTGTCCAGCCTTGATTATACATGCGTTTAGCAATTCGTGCTATTTCTTCAAGCCAGCTAACCGCTTCATGCGAGAAACCGGATCGTCCGCCAGGTTGAGGCCAAGGTTTACAGCATCAACAAGGTTATCAACGATATCGTCATGAGGATGCGAATCGTCGAAAGTGAAAGCGGATGTTTCGGCCAGCAATTCCGCAAGCATCGGATGCGATTCCGGCAAAGCAACGCGCCCAGCTTTCATGACTGGTGCGGCGTCCATAGCGCGGGTTGCCTTATCTTTATCGCGCTGCACTGGCTCGATATCGATCGGCATTTTCTTTTTCGCGCCCTGGATTAAGCCAGTACCGCTTGCCTTATCCTCGACGTAGATTTTGCGCAGCGTGCCGCATTCCTTATTGCGCTTCCAGCACTGATTGACAAAGGCAACGAATTGCGTTTCCAGATCCGGCGCTTCCCACTTGCCGCGCACACCGTCGATAAAGTAAACGCGATCCTTGTAAATGCCCCAATAGCATAAAACGGTATAGTCGTTTAACTCTCCGACTTTCTGCGCAGTATCCGCAGTAATAAACGTGTACTCAAAGCGATCCGGTTTCGGTAGTGTGCATTTCTCGCCGCCGCCGTAATACTGGAACCACTCCGTTTTAAACACGTTACCGCCAAGTGCGATCGGGCGCTGCTGGTACTGAGATTCGAACGTGTACAAGTCAGCCTCGCGCAGCGCAAGCAGTGATGCGGCGCTCTCCTTCGCGGGCCAAAAAGAGTAATGCGCCACGCCGTCAATATATACTGGCTCGCTTGTCAGCACGTCCCGATCAAATTCGGGTTTCAACCAGTCAGGAAGCGTTTCGCGATATTCTTCCGTAACCAGCGCCGGGATACTCACAACGTCAAAATCAATACCACCCATCCCGCCATTTAACAGAAACCAGGTCGAGTCGTTGACGTGTAGCCGCTGCTGAACCACTACGCAAGGCGTTGTGTCTTTCATGCGACGTGAGCGCACGGTGTTTTTTAGTCGCGTGTGAATCGACGCGCGGCGCACGGCGGAAAACATATCGTCGGGCTTGTCCGGGTCGTCAAGCGTCAGCATGCCAGTAAAAAAGTCGTCCATGTACCCGCCACGCAGACCTGTAACCTGGCCGCCGATAGCACGCGAATTGAGTTGCAGCCATACCTTGCCGTTTTCGTTAAGCGCGGTGATATCTTTCGAACTCGCTTTTGCCAGCTTGCAGGGCCAAAGCTCCTGGAATTCAGGGGATCCGATAATCTCTTTTACCCGGCTGCTGTTTTGCTGCACAAGGCCATCACTAAACGAAAGGTTAAGGTTTCGCACCTTCTTACTTTGCAGCATGGCGTAAACAGGCATGTGGATCGAAAAAATTTCCGTCTTGCCTGAGCCGGGAGTGATATTGAAGATCACGTTTTGAGCTTCGCCCTTTATGATCTGCTCAACCTTCCAGCACAGCAGGGAGAAGTGCCAGTTACCTAAAAACTTCTGACCTTGCAGTAGCTGGAACCAGATTCTGATCATCTTCTCAAAAGAGACCTGGCTAACCTCCTTGATTGCCCGCTTTTGCGCGGGCGTCAAATCTTCCCATATCAACATTAGATCTTCTCCAGAATGTCAATAACTGCGTCTTTCACCTCTTCCGCCGTCACTGCGTCAATGCTGGTGTTTTCAGCGGTGGCGCTAACGTTGATTTGCGGTGCGTTATCAAGGCCCAAATCTTTACCGATGAAATTCGCGCTAACTACGCCGTTGGCCGCAAGCTGGAATTTTTGCTCATAGATCACAGAGTCGATGAACTCCATAACGTCACAAAAGCCAGGCTCTTTGCGCCACTTATCAAGCGCACACTTTGACCAGCTATTAAACAGGCGTAAGCCGTTGAGGGTGAAGATTCGCGGCTTCCGCACCTCGTCCTGATAGGTTCGACCTTGGAATGAGGAGCTTTCGGCAGATTTTAGCGCGTTGGATTCCGCCCACTCAAAATAACGGATCGCCATGTCAAAGACCTGCTCCGGCGTGTAGCGGTGGGATTGATTCAGCGTGATGATATCGCCGTATTTTTTGTTATACAGGCGTTTGAAGTTATACGCCTCATGCACTTTGTTTTCGCTCATGGTTTACACCTCCTATTTTACGAGGAGTGATTATACCAAACCGCAGACAATAAAAAACCCCGCATTAGCGGGGTTGGTTTTAGCACGTATATTTGACGCCTTCGCCGTTTTCGTGCTTGAGTCGATTTCCGATCTTGCCAGCGATGCACAGGAAGCGACCGCGAACCGTCCAAACGTCTTTGTCTTTATCGTAAATCGCCGATGCGTAATGGCCTTTGCGAGCCAGATGATGGGAGCCAATGCGGCCCAGGATGAGTGCGAAAACAAAACCGAGGATAAAGCCAAGGAAAATCATCATTGTAAACTCCTTACATAGTTTATTGAAAATTGGTGTGTTTCCTGATTAGCGCCGGAATACTCCTTCGCCAGTCTAACCGCCATTTCCGCACTGCATGCAGTAACAACGGTTTCGAAATCCTGTTTGCAACTTTGGCACTGCATACCCATTTTGCGGATGGTTAAATTAACTCGCCATTGCATTTGCTTTCTCCTGAGAGGTTGCGGGTTACGGTTCCCGCCGCTATCGCCATGCATAGCCGATTTAGATTTTGCGACAATCGCGCCGCGCGTTACCCGTTCGGGCCTCTTATGTTTACGTTTTGGATGTTACCAATCAGCGAACGTGCCGTCAACTTAAATCACTCGTACTCGCCAGACCGACCAACTCGCCCGGCTAAATAGCCAGCAGTCCACACAAATTTGTAGCGGTCGATGAGAACTTTAACAGGCTCATGGTGTTTCGTAATAACCTCGATCATGATCTTGTCGTTCTGGCGGTCTTTCTTCTCCATCTTGCTTACCGCTTCATTCAGTCCGCGAGCCGCGCGTTTTACGATGTTCCAGTGTGCCTCGTTCAATCCAAACATTATTAAAGCCCTCTTGAGATCCAAAGGTTGTACATTTCGAAATAGTGCATAGCTGTTTCAGTGTCGCCGCGCTCCAATGCCTCGTTTTGCTTCTCTGCGCACCACTGCGACGGTTTTTTGTATTCACCCATAGAATCACACTCCTAAAATTTGCGCCTCTTAGAATCGCTCTGAGGCGCTTTAAACACTATGCGTTTTCGTTAAATTTCATCAAGCAGGTTGCGAATGATGTTAAGCCGATTCAGTTTGTAGCAATCCCACCCTGGCGAACCCGGCTCAAGCTCTCGCGGCGAGCCTGGCGCTCTGTGGCTCATGCAGTCAATCAGATCTGCAACTTCATCAAGCAAAACCTCTTTGGCTTGCTCTCTTGCTTCCAGATCTTCGACCGCCGCGTAAGCCTGGATGCTGCCGCCGATAACCCTGCATTGTCCAAGCGCCTTCTCTAAGTCGTCGTAAACCGTAACGCGGTCTTTGTAGCTATGCCCGGATGCGATGCGGTAGCGGTGCAAGTAAATCATTTCTCTCTCCTTTTTGCTTCAACCTGATTCTCAAGCTGAATGAAAACCTCTTTCGCGACCTCTTCCGAAACCATGACGCAAGCCAAGTTGCCACCAGAAACGCGCCAGCCAAGGGCGCTCAATAAACGTTTTGCTTGCTCATCTGACAGGTTAATCTGGATCATTCTTCTACAACCTCGCACTCGTCTTTGCTCACGCTGATATTGTCGCCCGCTTCGATAAATTCGCTGTTACGTGGAGCGATTGCGCAATAGGAGCCGTCATTGAAATGGCCGTCAACCTCAAGAATCTCGCCAACTTTCAGGCCGCATTGCTCAAGGGTAATTGAGCCGTCGCCGTTGAGAGTGTCGATTTTGGTGATTTTGATTTTCATTGTTTTATCTCCGTTTCGTTTCGATGGGGTAACTATAGCAAGTTACCCCAACCGAGTTTTAGCAATTCGTGCTATTTGGTGATATCCAGCAGGGCATCGGCCAGAGTGCGGACGACTTGCGCTTGCTTGCGAATATCGAACCCGTCAGGGCAGCGTAGGATTCTGCGAACCTCCTCATTAGCCGCGATAAGCTCGTTAATGTTTCGCTCAAGCTGTTCGTTCCGCTCCAGGAGCGCCAGCGCGTCATGCTGTTTGCCGTTGTGCTGAAATACAAGCCTGCTGTTTTGCCAATCGGAGTTTTTAACAACTGCGTTATGAATGACCGTCTCGCCAATCTTCGCCTTGTTGATATACAGCCGACCACCACGGAACACGAACGGCTCGCAATTCTGGATCGGCTCCTTGCGATAAGCCCCGGCCATGCTGTTTGCGTCGCTCGTTTCAAAGCTTACGCGATGAAACTTGCCGTTATAGTCAAGCTTTGATGATGGTTTGCCATCAATCCGCACGATTGCTGTTTGCCCTGCATCGTCCTCAATAAGCACGCGCACCTTTAAGATTTCCGCCATGATTTTGTAGTGCTTGCCCTTGGTGAAGTTGCCGCAAGTGATAGTCGGTGTTACGTAGTCGCTCATTCTAAAATCTCCCAATCTTTGCCGCCAATGTGAATTGAATGTTTAAGCTCGGTTAGTACCGGGGAGCCTAACTCCCCGATGAAGGTGTAAAGCGTCGGCCTAATCTTTGAAACCTCCGCCTCGTACACCTTGCCCGGAATTATCCAGGGCGTTTCCGCATAGTCAGTGCGAATCCTTACCAATTCGAGATCTCCTCAAATGCGAAGTAGTCGAAATCATCTTGAGTGATTGGTGCGTCACAAAGCGCGGCCTCTTCCAGCATTTCCGCCAGCGAGTCGGCGCACATGCTCGCCCGTTCGTCAAAGTACATGTTAGCCATTTCGCGGCCCCACTTGCGGGCGTTTTTGTAGCCGTGCTTGCGTAGGTTTTCGGTTGTCTTTTTGCTGTCCTCCCAGCGCTTTGCGATCTTGGTAAACGAGCGGGCCAGGTATTTACGATTGGTTTTCATGGTTAACTCCTTTTGATGGTCAGTGTTTCGGCCTCATCGCGGGCCAGTTCGATTTTGCGTAGCATTTTGCCTTCGAGGTCGCGCGTTGTCAATATCAGCTTATCGCCCTCGGAAACCGCGTCAATGCTAACGCCCGGCGTGTATATGCATTGCTCGCTTGTGGTAATGAGAAACATCAAAGAACCTCGTAAATTTCATCTTTACCCTGATTGGTTGCCTTGCTTCAATAAGGCCACTTTATCAAATGGCCTTGCGGAAGTTTTAGCAATTCGTGCTATTGAGGTGATCGCGAATGATCTCGTTAACTGTCAGCATCGGGTCGCCGTCGGTCAGATAATAATCGTATTCGCAATAGCCGCTTACGTTGTTCGTGGCGCTGCTGATCCTGATATAGTCCCGGCTGTCACCGTCGAAGGTGTAACCTTTGCGATGCAGTCGGCAAAGCTTGACCTCATGCCCACCCCTGATAAGTTCAATTATCTCATCCGGGAATCCGCCATCCGTGCAAATGATAGGGATATCGTTTAGCTCTGCATCCTCGGCAAACCGCTTGCCGAAGTAGCCGTTACCAAATCGCGGCTTAATCACGTCCTCGCTAATCCAGATCATAAACTGGCGCGGGGATTTACCATTCAGGAAGTCTTGCGCTTCTTCCTTCTGGCTCCGGTCGTTGTAAGCCTCAATGAATTGGCGATACTTAACCGGGCCGAGCATGGCAAGTGCGATCTCAAACATCGGCGCTTTGAAGCTCATCATGCGCAGCGGTACGGGTGATTCATCTTTAACCAGACCGCCGATGGTGTCTTTGCCGCTGTGCGGCGGTGCATTCAGTACGATAATTTTTGCCATTGTCCAATCTCCTTAAATTGCCATGATACCGATAAACAGTGCTGCAAATGCCAGGGTGACGCCAACCGCTTTCAGTGCGTCGGCCTTTGTGATCTGCCACACTGTAACCTCTTCCGGCTCTGAATCAGCATGGCTCACAGTCCAGCCGCAACGCCTGATCATTTTGTCGAATTGCTCCGGTGTGTGGCTATGGTTGAACGATGAAACGATAGCACCAGTCGTCTCCGGCTCATCATTGAAGTAAATAAGGCCGCTCTCCACGATGTAGAACGATTTTTCGCTTGCGGACGTGTAAATCTTCATTTTATTTTTGCTCCTCTCTCGTTGCTTTGTAGGGCCATTATAGCGGCCCTAATTTCGTTTGTTTTAGCAATTCGTGCTATACGGGCAAGCCATCGGTGACTTTCAGCTTAACCCACTCTATGCGGCCCTCGCGCTCCTCAACCTCGCGCTCATACTTTGCGGCATCCTGGCACGTCCGACGCCACCAGCGGCCCTGGCCCCTATCGCACCAGTAGTAAAATTTCCCGCGAAGTTGCACATTGTAGGTGTAACCGTTATGCCACATCTTGATATTCATTCCGCGCCTCACCATTCAAATTTGCCAGAAATCATAACCTCGCCAACGGCGGTAATCATGAGCCAAGGCCAGCACAACACAGGATAGAGCTTATCCTTGTCCGTCGAGTCTGCCGTTTTCAGGAATGCCCGCATGAGGAAGCAACCGCACACGTACAGAATCAGAACCAGAACCGCCAGGGTGATAACCGCGTAAATCATGATGTTTCTCCTTTGTTGTCTTGGTGGGGTCACTATACCGCAACCCCGATTTCGTGTTTTAGCAATTAGTGCTGTTTTAGCTCATCCACGCCATGCGATTGCAGGTGCGAATGGGGCTTGTCGTATTCCGTTACCTGATAGGTCGTGATCCCAAGGCTGCGGAAGTGCTTAATCACGTTCGGCGAATCGTCAAAGGCGCACACGATATTATCAAGGCCAATCGCCCGCAAGGCCTCCTCTTTGATTACCGTGTCTTTGCGGTTATCGCTGGCCCGCCGCATAATCATGTAGTCGTATTTCACTTTGTAGCGGTCAAGCCAAATCATCGTGTCGGTTTCCACCTCATCGGAACGACCAGTCAGGATGATAACGCCCATGCCTGATTGCCAAAGCGCATTGACCACATCAATCGTGTTTTGGATCGGACTGTCACCAATGGCCGCCCCGTTAAATTCGCTCCAGCTTTCCGTAAGGTGCAAATCCTTGGTCGGCAGCAGGTGCAAGCGGTGCGTGCCGTCGCTCAATGTTCCGTCCAGGTCGATGATTGCAATGCCTCCGTTAGTTGGCACGCGATAAGTGTTACCCCATAATTCAAACTTGATCATTCTGATACCTCCACAAATTCGCCTTTGTTAACGTAGTATTCCAGATCCCGCTTGCTCATTTCCGGCTGAGGCCAGCCACAAGCGAGGTGCCATTTGTAATCGCCCAGGCCGCGCGTCCAAACGTGGAGGCCGTCCCACCTCCACCAGCGTTCCGCAAACCTGCTTTTGTAGGTCACATCACGCTTTAAACTCATAGTCGATCACGCCTTGCTCGTTGATAATCTGCGCTTTGTAAAAGCCGCCCTTGTTGCCGAGATTCCAGGCCAGTGACATTGGGATTACGCGAATCTGCGGCTCGCTGTTTTCATGTTCCCACACGATGAATGTAACCATTTTGATTTCCTCGTTTCGTTTCGATGGGGCTATTATGGCATAGCCCCGTTCGGCTGTTTTAGCAATTCGTGCTATTCGCCCAGCATGTAGCGCTTACCATCTTCGCGGCCTTTCTTGTAGCCGTCCAGGTAGCCGCCCAGGTAGCCGCCAACAAGGATAAGGGCAGACGAGATGAAGCTTGTGATCGTGTCGTCTGACAGGTAAGCACCAGCACCAACCAGGGATAAAACAGCAATAGTTTTCATAAACTCTTTCATAATATTCTCCTTACAGACCACGACGAGACAGACGACCAAAAACCTTGCGCTCAAGCGGTGACATTTGCGTTTTCATCAACTGGCGCACATAGCGACGGAAGCGGCGTTTGTCGGCCTTCCCATTGCGGCGCTGCTTCTGAACGTGGCGCGGCTGCGTGTCGTGCTTAACGTAGCGGCCTTTGTTATCCTTGAGCATGATGAACTTCGCGTAAATGCTTGCTCCCTCAACGCCGTAGTAGCGATAGCGCTGATAGTTGAGGCTAAAGCCGCCGCCGATATCCGGGCAACCTTGGCTGAAAAACTTAATGGAGCCTTTCTCGGTGGCGTATCGCTTGCCGACCTGGAAGGCTGGAATATCTGACATAATGCAAACCATCACATAGCCAGCGTCGTGCTCGTTAAGGGTCTTGCAGTTTCTCATCGTTATTTCCTCGTTTGTTGGTGTAGGGGAATAATAGCGCATTCCCCTGAAAGGTTTTTAGCAATTCGTGCTGTTTAGTCTTTGATGAACACCATAATCAAAAACACGATCACAATGATGGATAGAATCAACTCGCCAGCGTACATAATCACCCCCAAATCATCATTATCAAGGCCACAAGTTGCAGCACCAGGCCAGCGCCGCTACAGAAGATTGCACCAATCAGCAACCACGGGACGCATTTATGCATCGTTAGCCCTCCACCATTTCGCGAATCATCTTCTGATAAAGGTTGATGCCCTCTATCGCCCCTTCTCGCTCCTCGCCTTCCAGGTGCATCACGTTTGGCATGATGGACAGGATCCGCTTTGCGAACTTTGCAACCGCCTTGGCTTCAATGGCTGCGGCGTCGTCATTGGTTAAGATCTTGCGCTTTGGCTCCGCGACGAACGTCACAACATAGCCATCCGGCCTTTCCTCGTCCGCCTTCACGCGCTTAACACTGATGCCGCCCAGGTGGCGAACCGCTCGACCCATCGTTGTTCGGAGATGCCCCGGATGGATTACCTCGCGACCGGAAGCGGTCTGCAATTGAAAGTCGCTCATGAAAATTTCGTCACGCTCACCGTTCGCCAGCATGAGCGCTGCGGCCCGCAATTGATCTCCAAAACTCATATTTGACATAGTGTTATCTCCTTTGGTCGTTGCGATGAAACACATTATACATGTACAAATTGTACAGACAACGCTTTTTCGAGGAAAAGTTACATTTTCGCGATTAAGTCATTGATTACACTGCAAATAAAATTTGTTTTTTCGCGTTTCCGCTGTTTCAAGTTTTGCGGAGGGGTACTTTGGCGCACCCCTCATAATAAAGAAAGCCAGCGGCCATAGTACAATATTTAATCAATAACCATATAGAGAATACAAAGGGGGTATGCATAAATACCTGATACATTAGAAACGTATAGAAAACATTATAAATACATATATAACTAACTAATTGATTAATAAGGGTATTTATAGGTGATTAAAATGTTTCTTTCGTTTCCGCTACGCCGAAAACGCGCGGAAAACTGCGGAACCGTAAAACCTGATACACCGTGAAACAGTTAACTACACTGACCGCTGCAAACGCCAGGATGGAGACACGCGAACAAGTCTGATCCCTCTTCCGTTCCACAATCATTGCTAAAAATGCAACAATCAATCAATCGCTTTGCACCTTGAGCAATATTGTCAAAATGACAGTGTACGAGATATGAACAACGCATAAATCGCGCACGGCTTTAGAAATAGCACTTTTTGCTAAAACTCTCCTGATCGGTTTTGGCATAATGCACTCATCGAAACGAACTGAGGATAACGAAATGAAAATCAGCAAAACCACCATCAACTTTGCACAGAAGCGCGGCATCTTTCTTGACGTCTGCGAGGGTGATGAGGTGATGGAACAAGATCGCCTGTGGTTCTACTTCGACGAGGACGCTTGCGAGCCAGACTTGAGCTACATCATGAATGCCGACGGCTCCTTTACTTACTTCGACACTCTGAGTCTGAGCCAGGAAGTGAAAGAGGAATTGCCAGCGACCATTAAGAACGAAAAGCACTTGCGCCTGGTGATTGAATTCCTGGCAAGCGCAATTAGCAAGTGATATAATGCACAACGCAATCAACCAAAGAGGAGTTAATGTTATGTTAGAAGTTAAAATTGCTGTGGAGCAACTGCGCCGCCTGGCGGACGAAATCGAGCATGGTGCTGGTGTGACGATTGGCGACTTTGATGTTAGCCAGCGCCTCAACGGCGGGGTTATCAGCCAGGATTTGCGCATTACGGTTTACCATGAGCCGACCAGCGAAAATCTGTCAACTGTGTTTGGGATTGATGCCCCAACTACGGCTGACGAGAAAGTTATTCCTTGATCGTATACCGGGCCTCGTTGCCCGGTTTTTTATTACCAGTCAGAGACTGGATAGCACTTTTTGCTAAAACTCAAATCCTCGAACCTGCCATAATGCAGGCCAACCAAACGACAAAGGAGATTGCAATGTACATCGGTAAAGATATTCGCCAGCGGGCCAACGAACTTGGGTTAAAGCTGTATGTCACAAAGCACGGCGACAAATGCGTGCTGAACATTTACGACACGGAATACGATCGCATGCTGTGCAACTATGACGGCTACGGCGGAAAGTTCATTCGAGGGCGTCACAAGCTGTTAAGCCGCGAGGCGTTCAACAAACTACCGTTCACAATCACAAAGTATCGCCAACTGCATGACACTCTGGTAGCGCTGCATGGGATTGTCAAGGCGGAGAAAGCGGTGGGTAACTTGCAATGGTCATAAGGCTGGTTATCTTTTTTGAGGCGTGGGCTATTCCGGTCGCCAATGACCACTACGGCGGTGATGGTAAACGCGCAAAACGTCACGGTTACTGGAACTAATAGCACTTTTTGCTAAAACAGCGGTGGGGAAACCTGGTATATTATCCCCATCGAAACGAAATGAGGATTGCAAAATGAAATACACCAACACTTACAACGGCCACACTTACTGGATCAGCGAAGGCAAAGTTAAGGTTAGCAACGGCGAACTCGTCCGCACTTCCAACATGGATATCCCGACCTTTAAGGCCATGATTTTCAATGGCGATATGGTGGCGATTAAGGTCAACAAAGAGAACTTTACCCGCCTGGTTGACGTGGCGAAAGCAGAAAGCCCAAACCATAACGTTCGCTTCCTGGCTTTCGTTGAGCACATGGGTAAAGAGGCATGGCAAGGCACAACCTCCGCACGCATGGCGCGATTCATGGCATGGATTGACGATCGCAAAGCGGATTATGAGAAGGCTTACCCCGGCGCGACAAATCCAGGCATTGGCGGCTCAAGCATTATCAATCAGGATCATTTCACAAACTTTATTGTAGGTGGCGAATGGATAAAGTGATTTACAAAAACACCGAGAACGGCGTTATTTACCAGGTTCGGCGTGGCAAGGTTTTCCGCTGGCATGAGGAGAAAGAGCGCTGGTTCACGACGCAACTTTATAAGCCGTGCGATCTGGCACACTATCCCTTCATCGGGATACGGGTCGAAATATACCCGCATGAGGATAAATAGCACGAATTGCTAAAACGGCGAGAGGGCCAGCCGATATAATAGGCCCAACTTCAACAAACAAGGAAAAATGAAATGAAAGCAAAAACCGCTCTGATTCTGGCTCACCTGGAAAAAAACGGCAAAGTCACCGTGAAAATGGATCGGGCTTCCGGCTTCTCCGTAGTGACCATTACAAAGCGTGCGGGTGGTTATGTTGTCGGAACCATTCCAGGCGATAAGCTCACGCGGGCAAACGTCGCAGACCTGAAAGCAATGCTAATAGCGAACTCAATCTATATAATCAACTGGCGGTAATGTCCTGATTGGTGGGCGGCCAATCACCCGCTCCAGGGCGGGAGGGTAAAATAATGAGTAGTGTTGAAAAACTAATCAAGATACTGATTGCGGTCTTTATTTTCCTGGATTGCTTGCTTATAGGTGGAATGGCGTTCCTGCTGTTTGATGAGATTTGGAGAAGTTTATTATGATGGTTCAAGATGCATTTTTTGGGCGGCTTCACGATGCGGAGGCCGCTGGCTTAAACAAAGAGGCGGCGCTTGAAGTCGCCTATAAATTCCTAACACTGGATGAGGCATTGGGCGGAATGGATATGGATCAGGAATCCGGCGCTTTCTTTGCAGATCCAACGATGATTGTTAATGATTGCGGCTGCAATTTCGACCCGTCTTGCTCCCGCTGCTTCCCGTTTTGAGGTGATAACATGCTGATTTTCTCTATGTTCGATGGTTCCGGTTTTGCTGCGCTTCCCTGGGCGGAAGCGGGCCATAAAGTGATCTGCTTTAACGCCGATGAAGGCGACCACGGCGATTACCAGTCAGTGCGCGTAACGCATGAAAACATCACCTACGTTAACGCCTGGATTGATAGCGATTTTGAGTTTCAGGCACGCAATGAGGTTTACGGCCAACCAGATTTTATAATGGCCTACCCGCCATGCACGGATCTGGCTGTTAGCGGCGCTCGCCACTTTAAAGCGAAGGCAGAAAAAGATCCTGAATTCCAAATCAAGGCGGCTAACACCTGCAAAATCGCGGCTAATATCGCGGATTGGTTCGGCGTGCCTTACATGATAGAAAACCCGGTTAGCGTGCTTTCCTCGCTATGGCGCAAGCCGGATCACGTATTCCATCCGTGCGCATACGGCGGATACCTCCCGGAAGATGATAAGCACCCGGTTTTCCCGGATATCATCCCTCCCCGCGATGCGTACAGCAAAAAAACATGCCTTTGGACTGGTAACGGCTTTGTGATGCCAGAACCCAACCAGGTTTTGCCAGAAGGTGATAGCAATCCCGGATGGGCCAAGCTTGGCGGCAAATCATCGCGAACAAAAATGATCCGCTCCCTCACGCCACGCGGCTTTGCTAAAGCTGTTATGCTGGCGAACCAGAAATAGCACAAATTGCTAAAAGCCCCGGCGCTCGTTGGGGCATAATGCACTCACACCAAACGAAAGGAGATTAAACGATGAAAGTTATTCGCAACGCTGACAACAAGTTAATGAATGCCCGCATTAAAGATGAGATCGCTTTCGAGGCGTGCGGAGTGTTCCAGGTTCGCGAGCTGGCAAAGGGCAGCAAGTGGCAAGAGGCGAACATTAAAGATTTCCGCGAGATCAAGACCAAAACCATCAAATGCACCTGGGTAGACCATTCCAGCCAGGTTAAGAAATCGTTTAAGGCCGACAAGCGCTACCAGATCGAGCAAGGGCGCGTTTTGGGTGGGGTTGCTGGTTATGTGTTCGACGAGGACGGCGACCGCTGGACGCTCTACCGCGAGGAGGTCGGATTTTCCGCCGCTGGAATTTATCTGTTCGAGGCGAAATATTCATGATGGACTACACGCGACACATCCCAAAGGGCATGCTTGCAAATCGGTTTAAGGTGCTTGAAAGCCATGTTTCATCATTCGCCGCTGGTGAGACTGTTTACCAGGTGAGAGAAAGGCCGGGAATGCTGCTGATTGGTCACACGTTCCACAAATCGCTCTGGTTCGACCGTGACACGCTGGAATGCAGGAGCATAGAAGGCGATCGGCTGCTGGTAAAAGTCGAGCGGATCAAATAGCACAATTTGCTAAAACGCTGTAAGATGGTTGCCCTATAATACAGGGCAACAACTAAGGAGATTTTGAAATGTTTTTTGATACTTCTACACTTTCCCCTCAACAAGTAATCGAAACCGCACAGGCGCAAGGCGTTTCCCCGGTTCGGGTTGCGATTATCGCGAACGGCTACAATCGTGCGCAAAGCTTTTGGGGTGATGTTCAAGATATCAACAAAGGGAATGATAAATACCCGGTAATTTCCTTGGGTAATGATTTTGATGTTGTAGGAAAACTATCTCGCAGCTTGGCGCGTTCCGTTCAATTCCCGGAATCATCCGCTTATATGCATTTTATCGGCTGCGTATCCGCCGCGATGCTTGGTCGTTTTACGGTTGAATATCATGGAACCGATCAGCCAACCGCGCTTTACGTTGTGACCAGCCAGCCTCCGTCCACTGGTAAATCAGCGATTAACTCTATGGCGATAGCTCCGATGGTTTGCGAGGTTGAGCGCATTAACGAGCAACGCAGCAAAGAGCGCAAAAAGCTGATCGCAAAGCTCAAGGGCTTGGAGAAGGAGATGAAGCAGGAGCGCAGCGGATCGGATATGGCTTCCTTGTACGAGGAAAAGGAGGAGCTGGAGGAGAAGATCGCAAAATTCTGTGATGTTGTTTTCCCGGTTTCCGATACCACGCCAGAAGGCCTGGCAAAGATTAACAACAAACAGGGCAACTTTGCGGTTATCTCCGATGAGGCAACCAGTATTAACAGCCTTTTGGGCTTGACGTATGCAAGCAGTGAGCGCAAAACAAACAGCGAATTGGTGTTAAAAGCATGGGATGCGGGCCACGTATCAATCGCGCGTGCCAACGCAGAAAACAACATGAGCTTTACAGCGCTGGGATGCATGGCGGTAATTGCGCAGGATGAAACGATTAACGGCATCATGGAAGCTGGCGCACGCGGTATCGGTGTTAGTGAGCGTTTCTTGCTGGTTCGCGAGGAATCTTTCTTGGGCCGCCGTAGCTTTATCGACAACAACGGGGATTCAACTTTTGAGCCTGTGGATCAGGGTTTGAAAGCGAACTATTACAAGCTGGTGCATAACATCATGACGGAGGAGGGCGTTAAGCTTACGATCGGCAAATCAGCAATGCGTTGCCTGAACATCGCCCGCCAGGAAATGGAGCCTCATCTTGCAGACGGCGGAAAGTATTCGCATACAATGCTGCGCGGCGCATTGGGTAAGATGGATAAGCAGGTGATCCGCATTGCATCGGTGCTGCATGTTATCCGCAACTGGTTTAACGAAAGCGGAAACCCGCAAAAATCACGCGAGATTGAAGCGGAAACCATGCAAGAGGCTTTGATTATGTTCCATGAGTTGAGCAAAACATACATCAGCGCCGCCAACGCTTCCGGGCATGCTGGCGAAGATGCGGAATTAAACAAGGTTGTCGATATGGTTGTTCGCCTGGGCAAAGCAAACAAGGGCGTGTTAACATCACGCGCAATCTATGAGGCAATTCGCAAGGTTCGCCCGTTCGTCGGCCAGGCTGGCGTAATGAAGCGGTTAGAGGAAAGCTTGTTGCCTCGTCTCGAAGAATTGAATTATGTTTGTAATGCAAATGGCCGTGTGTTTGTGAATCCGGCTTTGCTGGGGGGTTAAAATGTTTCTTCTCGATTTGTACAAATTTTGTGAAAGTTACGACTGGTTTAACCGCCAGCACCTGGCAAGGTTTGTTTTTAAGCATCGGGAATGCGAGCGGCTCGCGAGGGCCGCAAATATGACCCCTCGTAAATTCGCCTCAAGCGTCTCTCTTGAGTTTATCCCGCGAATGTGTACGTTGGGCTACCTTGACTTAAATAAGGGCGTAGCGACGTGCTACGGCTCGCACAAGAGGCCTTTTAACTTCGAGTTGTACAGCTTGGAAGGCGAAAGCAATAAATACATCCACGATCTGTTTCACCTGGACGAGTTAAGCGACGATGAATTATTTGGAAGCTCAAAATCTAATCAATACGATTACGAGGCATTGCGCCGTAAATTCGGTATCTCATGAGGTGATGATTGGTGCGCTGTTAACGATCCTGTATAGCGATATGCGAGCCAATCCGGCCAAGGAGCACAACTTGCATGATGAGGACGGGGTTTTGCTGGTCAATGTAAGATTGATGGAATGAAAAAAGGAGCCGTTAGGCTCCTTTATTTTTTCTCCCGCTCCAAAGAATCCCGCTAAGGAATCCGGCGGTGAAGAAGCAAGCAATGCAGAAAAGGAAAGGGTACAAATCATCGCGCCCGTTACTGATTTCTATCTTATCCGCTTTTATCATTTCCGCCTGGATGCTTGAATTACTTACCTGCTTTTTGTTGGAGGTGTCAACCTTCCCAACGCTTGACTCTTTGAAGGTCGTTTCCTGCTTGCTGCTGGTGTCCTGCTTTGCCGTCACACCTACGGTCTGTTTTACGTTTTCAGCCCCGGCTTGCGCTGTGATTTCCGGCTTACTGCCGACTAAACCAGTCAGAGCGCTTGACGTCGAGCAACCGGATAGCAATAGAGCGGCAACTATCAACATGATCAGCAAGATGATAGCGGTTATTCTGTTAGCTCGTTCATAATCCTGATCGTTCATTTCGGTAACTCCTTAACGCAGTATTTAAATTCAACGGCTCGCCTGTTATGCAGCCCCTTAGATTTTTCACGCTTACCCGTTTTCGGGTTGCGGTAATAAGTCCATTTCCAAAGCTCGTCGCATGCCTCGTATAGCTTGCCTTGATTAATGAGCTTTAGCATTGTTGACTTCTGAAATGCTCCAACGCCAGCGTTAAACGTAAACGAATACATAGACGCCCGCATTGATGCTGGAATCTCTACCTTAACCGCTTTATCAACTGCGGTTGCAGCATGCTTGATATGCTTTTGAAGTAACTGATCGCATTCTTTTTGCGTGTAAGTCTTGCCCAACACCACGTCAGGGCCAGTAATTCCGGCGCAAACTGTCCAGATGCCCGCGATATCCTTATAAGGCTTGAACCGGATCCCTTCTATCTCCTCTAACAGTGGCGAAGTTATGGCAAGAGCGGCACTAACAGCGCCAGCTATAACCATATTCTTTAACCTCATCGGTTATTTACCTCTGATCTCGATTGCCCGTTTAAAGTCACCTGATTCCAGGGCTTCCCGTAGTGCTTTGCTATCCCGCCAGCGGAGATAAGCGCCCCAAGCACCAAACGCGATCATGAAGGCCATACTGATAACCGCAATAGTGATTTGGCTTGTTGCGGCACTGGTTAAAGCAGATCCGCCAGTCCCGGCGGTTGCAGCGTTTAGAAAGTCTTTCATTTTACACCTCGAAAAAGTTTGTTAATGGGTGATTACATGTTAACCGGGATTGCGCAAGTTTATAATAGAAAAAGGGCGCTGTTAAATCACAGCGCCCCATAAGCTATTGAATTAAATTATTTTTCTATTGGTAAAAAGGTCAGATAATGCCCCTCAAGTGGTGCAAGTATCGCGCTACCCTGGCCGTCGCGGATCTCGTACAGCCCACCAGGAATTGCAACCGCCCGGTAAATCGCGCCAACGATGTAAGGTAATGCGGTTGAGGTGTTACGAATGCAGCGAACTTTCATTATTTAGTCTCCATCATTTCAGGGTAGAACATAAAGCGCCCGACCTCGCCAAACTCTTTGTCGTATACGATTACCGCCGCCCGACGACGAGAGCGCCAGCCACCACGCGCGGCGTATGCGTCTTTGGCCGCCATAGTGCTATGCACTTCCACGATCCCCAAGCTGGTTTCTGTTACGGTCTGGTGATGCCAGTGGCCTACGTGAGCATACATTGATTTCGAGTTCCCGAAATCCTCCCGCCAATCTGCTGCGCACATCATCAAAAGGGTTTCCGGCTTGCGCACAGTGTGGCCGTGATGGTATGCCAGGAAGGTCTTTCCGTACTGCGTGTGGTGAACAACGCGCGGGGAAACGTCAACGTAAACCCTTGGCTCGTTTTCGTATGCTGCCGCCATTGCTGCCCGAAGCCAAATCATGCCTGATTGGTCATGGTTGCCCTCGATAATCTGGATCTCAACCTCTTTATGCTTGGAAAGCATTTTAGAAACCGCCCGGCGAGTGGCGCGAATTGCAACATAAACAAGTTTTGCGTATCGGCTGTCCTGATCCAGAACATGCCCGCTTGCTGGCGTCACCGCTTCCAGTCCGTCACTGTGGAGCATATCACCACCAATCAGGAGCACAGCTTTCTCACTATTTGGCGCTCGTTCGATTGAGTAATCAAAAAAGTCGTTCATTACCCGCTCCGCCGTTGCGGTGTCCCAATTCTCGCCGCATTCGTGCTTATGGGCCATTGCGCCTAAATGCATATCAAAGATCGGATATAGCGCCAGCGTTTCGGAATAGTCCTGCGCTTTCTCTTCCTGTGCCGGAAGGCGTGGCACCTCCTCCGCGAAAGCCTCCATCGCCGCCTGCATTAGAGCCTCTAATTGCTCCTTGTCTTTATTGGTGATTGTCCAGCGCATCACCTCCTCGCCGTTCGCCTTGGTCAAAACAGACTCGCGAACAACCGCAAAGCCTGGCGCTCCTTTAATGTCAGTTTCCCCGGCGCGGGCCAAGCGTGCCGCGCGGCGCTCAACGCTGCGGATGTTCAATCCGAACTCCTCCGCGATCTGCTTGTAAGTTTTCCCGGCTGCGCGTGCATCTTTGAACTGCTGATCTGTCATTTTTGCTACTGCCATTTTTAAGCTCCTAACATGATAATTTTGTACATAATCGCGGTCGCGATGATAACGGGAAATGGTAAAGCAAACAAGCGCCACATGATAACAATCCTCATTTCTTATAACGTTTTTTAACTTCTTTCGTCTCGGCAATCATCGCCTTAACGTCGGTTTTCCCGGTCGGCACCGCTGGCACCCTATGCACCTTTCGCGGCCTTTCGTGTAAGAAAGTCATTTTGCCGTTGCCGATAATACTAACATCCTTTATGTCGAAGAATTTAGCAATTCGTGCTATGTCCTCGCTCATTCCGCATTCCTTGGCGTGTTGCCAAACGGCCTCTCGGCCTTGTTCAACCTTCATACTGCGCCCCTATGCATTCCATCTCGTCAATTGAAGCGTAGCCATATGCAACTTTCAGGAATACCATTGCACAATCCCAATCGAAGTTGAATCCGTTTTTGCTTCCGCCTTCTACCGCCTCGCGTGCGATTTCGTGAGCGATTCGTTTTGCGCGTTGGTTGTAAACTTTCATGGCTTTCTCCTTTCGTTTCGTTGAAATGATTATGCCCCACTTTCGCGGGGCATGTTTAGCAATTCGTGCTATTTGAAGTTTGAGTTGAACTCGTATTTGCCGTCGCTTCTCTTGTATTCCAGCAATTCGGCCTCGATATACTCGCGCCACATACAGATCGGCTTTAGCTTAACCTCTTCAAACGTCATATCAAGGCAAGAGGCCATCTCGTAAATATTCCCGTTATATTCGTGCTCCGCCAGCAATCGGCAAACCATGCCGACAAAGAGATCCCATTGATTTTGTGGTGACAAACGAATGCTCATAATATTACCCCCTTGCCTTTGCTCTTTTGTTTTTTACTGACGGGCAAATCTCGCTGATTCCAACATAGTGAGTTTGTTGTTGCTCGCCTTCTTTTAATTCGCGCATAACAAAGATAACGCTACCTTTATTATTCCCGCTTACAGGCTCACCAGTCAGACCAGAAATAAACGCTAATCTTCCGGTGCGCGCGTATTCTACGCCGCCCTCTTCCCAAACCTCGCCAGTAATCCAGATAATTTCCGCTGCGCTTTTCTGCGCCTCAACAAACCAGGCGGTTGAGTTATCGGCAGGAAGTAATATATCGATCTGGTTTTCGTGCTCCATCTGCTCGATTGCCTTTTTAATAAACGGCGTTGGATTGCTGTATGGAGGATTGAGCCAAACGTGCTTTTTGCTTCCCCACCAGCGTTTTAGGCAATTTGTCTCTTTACTGTAAAATTTATCGCAAACCTTATTGTTCTCGCTCGCCGCCGCGTCGAGATCATATTTGCCATAGCGGCTTTCCATATATTCCACAACCTCGCGAGGGGTGGCCCAAAGGTCGCGGACTACATCCGGCGTTTTGCTTCCCGCATATCGGTTCCCCGTTACCTGGTAATATTTATCAGGCTTCACGGCTTGATAGTGACCGCCAGTTACAAGAGCGTTTGTAATAAAGTTTTCGCGCTCTAACTGCTCAAAAGTAATAAATGCGTCGTGAGTGTCTTTGTCTTGAATATCTTTAGCCATTGTATAATCTCCAATATTATTACTTGATCACTTTGCACTCTTTGAATTTTTTCATGCCGCCAAATTGAGCATCAATGCCATTATCTAACAGCGTGTAGCGAATTGTTCCGGCCCAGGTTTCGAGCTTGTATGTGTTATCGAATTCATGCTCAATGACGTAGCCATTTGATATAAGTCGCCCGCCTTTGAGAACAAATTTCTCGTCACCGCAATCGTAAGTCACTTTATTATCGCAGCCAGTTAACGCAATGGTTGATAAGATTACAGCAGCAAGTAGCTTTTTCATTTGTTTGTCTCCGTCTTGTTTCGATGTGTGTAATATACGGGAATCCTTTCCCAACGTTTTAGCAATTAGTGCTATTATCCAAACGATCTCAATTCGAAATCTTCCTCGGCTTGGTTGGCAACTGATTTAAATACGGCCTCCAGGGTTTCATATCCAAAATGCTTTGCAATTTCTTCCGCTGTTTTGCCTTCCGCTTCCATGTTGCGCATTTCGCAATAGTGCATTTCCATGTTGTTTAGGTATTTGTTCCCGGTCGGGATTGCCTCGTCGATTTTATCCCAAACAATCCAGAAGTTTGTTTTATCTGCGGCGTTAAGTACAAAGCTCATTTTGTTTCCCTCAATTCGTTTCGTTGAGGTGAATATAGCAAAATCCCGCGAGTGGCTTTTAGCAATTCGTGCTATTTTTCAAATCATATATAGCCAGCTTAAATTGATTGAACCCGTAGGCCACGGCTGCGAACCCTCCGCGCTGGCGAACGGAACGCAAGAAAGCTTTCTGCTCGTCGCTGACTGGTGACGCCTTCCCTTTGCCTGATTTGTTGACCCGCTTCAACTCTATAGCCGCGAAAGGGTAGGGCGCATTGATACCAATCAGGATAATGAAATCAGAAACGCCTTTAAGCAATCCGGCTTGCTCGTCCCGCAATGCGCTGGTGATGGTCTTTTGCCCCTCGTTCACAGTGTGCCAGAAAAGCAAGTGGGGGTAGTGGTGGCGCAACCACGCCACACAATCAACCTGGTGCGCATCCTCCTTGCGCGTGTCTGCCGGATCTCGTTCGTAATATTCCAGATAATCACCCCTATCAATCATGATCAGAACTCCCGTTTATAAATGATATCCTCACCTTTGCCATTTTTGCGGTGCGTCACGCGAACCGGGGCCATTATGTGATGTGCATTCCCCATGATTTTGCGTGCATTCCGATAACTTGCCGTTACCCCTGCAATCCTGCGATCCACAATGTGAGCCAGCGCCGCTTGACGCCATTTAGCTTTGCAGATCTGGCTGTCAGACTCAGGGAAAAACTTCTCGTAAGCCTTGAACGTTTCGCCGTGTGCCTCAAGCTCATAGCAGAATATGATCCCCTTCTGGTTTTTGGTCATATCCACCCGGAAGGATTTCACATTACACCAATCGTTTTTAGTGTAGTGCTTTCCACTTAGCTTTTTGTTTGGGTCAACCAATGACGCATCGCAATGTCTGCAAACCCTGGCTACCACGTCGTTTTTTGTGCCGCATCCGTGAACGATAATTTTTCCGGTTCGCGGGTCTTTCTGATCCTCACAGGTTCGAGAAGTCCAGAAATGCTCGCAGCGGTTGCCGTCTGCGTCGGTGTGAATGCAGCGGCGAGCGTGGAAGCTGTTTTCCGTCCCGCAAATCGGGCAGTGTTTCGGATCTTTACCCGTCGAGAATCGGTTTTGATACTGCGCCTGCTCAAGTATTGGATCAAAGTAAAGCTGGCCTAACTCATCAAGGCATCCGGCGAAGTCTAACACCAGGTGATCATCTTTCTTGTAACCCTGGTCGATGTGCCACTTTTTAAGCAGTCGCATTCCGCGCCCCAGCAACTGGATCAGTAAGGTTAACGATCCGATTTTACGCAGAATAACAGACGTATCCCAAAACGGCACGTTAACGCCAGTGGTTAAGGCCATAACCTGGAAAATGTATTTAACTTTCCCCTCGAAAGCCTCGCGGAGCCATGTTTTGCGCTGCTGCTCGCCAGTCTTACCAGTAATGATCCGGTAAGTTGTGCCAGGTGGCAAGGCTGCTGCCGCCTCTTTGCAGTGACGTTCCCCGGCGCATGTTACCAAAACCCCGTTTCGGTCTTTGCAGATCTCATGCACGCGAGCCATGATTTTTTGCGTCATGGTGGCGTCGCTGTGAATTTTTTCCTCCATCGCCTTTAAGGTTTTCAGGTCGAAATCTGCAACGCCGTCCTCGCTTGACGCTTCGAACTCTGATAGGTCATATCCCAGTCCATCCACATTGCCAAAGTTGGTAGGGACGACGGAACCAACTTCGATTAGGTAGTTGGTGTCGATGTTCGTAACCTGCTCACGCCAGAATCCGCGAACGCGCTTATCTTCAACGAGGATTGGAACGACGCCGCGAAACTCCGAGCCAGTCATTCCAAAAATGCGCAATTCATGCCCGTAGGTTTCCTTGCAACGTCGCTGCATTTCGCGAATGATAACGGTGTATTGGCTGCGCCCGGTTCCCTTCATTGGCTCGCCGTCCTGGTTGAAAACATAGGAGCCGTCACCATTCAGGACAAACGCGCCTTTTTTCGTGGTCATTTGCTCGTATGGCTCATTGTTCTCGATCGCCTCCGCCAAATCTTCCCAATCGACTTGGTGGCATTCATCGATCCCGATAACGTGCGGTGCGTAGTCGCCAAGCGCTTTAAACAGACCATTCGAAACCGTCCCCTCCGAACCAACTACGATCGGAAAGTATGCGCTTTTGGTTTTCAGTCCGGCGCAATAGATGGAGTTAGGCACGCCAAAGTTACTAATCTCTTCTGAATCCTGATCCACAATTTCAGCCTGGCGGGCCAGAACCATCATTTTCAGACCCATGCGCTTACACTGCGCGGCTACCATTGCGAAGATAATTGTTTTACCAGCGGATACGGACGCCTTCACAAAGAAAGGATGCTCGTAATTCTTCATGCGTTTTGCGATCTCGGTGTACGCGACGCATTGATATGGGTAAGGCACGATATCGCCAACCGTAAAGCGTGATTGCAGCGCCTTAATGACTGCATCGCCAAGTGTGGAAATCTGCCGTTTGATATTTGGAATTGCCATTTTAAGCCTTTAACGTTGGTTCGTTTGCAGTTATAATAAACGCCTCAAAACGAAATTTTTTAGCAAAAAGTGCTATAGGAGATATTTTTATGAAAGAGCCACGCATTGCAGTATCAACCGGAAAGATTGACAAGCGCACACTCAACGGCAACAACGGAACCCGGCGCGGTAAAGACAGAAAGCCACGCAAGCGCAAAACGGGTTACTATGTGCTAAAAGATGAAGTGCGGGCAGGTCTGCGGGCGCGACTGGATATTATCCGCGAATATTACGGAACTCAAGCGGAAATGTGCCGCCGCCTTGGCGTTACCCATCAGACAATCCAGCAATGGCGAAAGCGTGGCATGATTTCCGCCAGCGGTGCCGAACGAGTACACCGCGACTACAAGCGCCAGGGTTGCAAGGGCTATCGCGCTTCATTCTGTCGCCCCGATCTGCGTTTCGATTCGAACGGCAAAGCGCTTAACCGCAAATGTGACCGCCGCGAAATGCTGCGCGTAGTCAAGGAGTCTGATTTTGCGGACAGCACAAAAAGCTAAATGACGCGATCGCGTGTGTGGTAGATTCCATGCACGCGATTTTTATTTGGAGAAATCAATATGCAAATGATGTATCAGAAAGAAGATGTTTTGCCGTACATGAAAGGGATGTGGCGCGACGCGCTGCAATCTATCTGCGGCTTGCATAGTGACGTATTCAACAAAAAGCACCAACCATGCCCGCATTGCGGCGGCAAAGACCGTTTCCGCTGGACTGACAAATTAAACACGGACGGCGACGGCGGCGCGATCTGCAACGCATGC